CACTGATCCTTCCCACATGATATATGATCTTTTAACCAATACAAGATACGGTGCAAACATAGATACAGACTATCTTAATCTTGCATCTTTTCAAGAAGTTTCCCAGCATTGCTTTGATAATGATATCCAATTATCTCTGGTTATAGACAGTCAAAAACCAGTTATGGATTGGATAGAATATATTTGCAGTCATTTCCGTGGATATATGTACATGTCTAATGGAAAAATAAATCTTGGCGTGTTTAAAACAGAAAGTTCAGTTGCTACGATAACACAAGACGATCTTGTAATACCAGAGTATCAACCCGGAGAAGAAACTCCTCCTCCTATTAGTATAAAGAAAAGAACTTACAGCGAAACTTGCAATAAGATTGAAGTTGCATGGTTAAACCGATCTAAGAATTATGACACTTCTATAGTTGTAGCTGAAGATGAAGTTGATCAAAGAGTTAGTGGCAAAGTGAGAATTAAAAATATCCAACTCATTGGAATTAATGATGCCTCTCTTGCACAAAAAACAGCTTATAATTTATTGTTTGATAGCATGTACAGATTCACTGTTTATAGTTTCACTGTGTCTTATAAAAATATGCTTTTAGAAATTGGTGATGTAGTGACTTTGTCAGATGGTGAATTAATAGATGAACAACTTGTGAGGATAACTTCCATTGAAGAAGATGAACGTGGAAAAGGGCTAATAATAGAAGCCATGGAAGACAAAGCTGGTCTATATAAAGATACCAGTTATGATACCCAACCCCCAGATCCTACACCATTACCAACGATTATTTTAGATGATCCTACTGTAACTTTCTTTGAAGATTTAGATAATAACAAAATAAGAATGTCTATTGTACCTACAACCAGATTTGCTAATGGCTGGGCAGTTTATAAAAGTTATGACAATGAATCTTATGAAGCCGTGGGAGTTGCTAAAATAGGAGATGCTGATGATGGCATAACAAATTCATCTGGAACGATTACTTCTGGTCTGCCTGCTCATTCAGCAGTTGTATATAGTGCTAAGGAAAGTTTATTAGTTAGCATAGGGACAGTTACAAAATTAGATACAGGTATTACTGATAATATGTTTTTTAATAATCAAAGATTGGCAAGAATTGGTGATGAGGTAATTGGATATAAAACTTGTGTTGAAACTGCTACTGCTGGGATATGGAGAATTACAGGATTAATCCGTGGACTATACGGAACTGAACCAGTTGCTCATATTCCAGGTGAAGTTTTTGCAACTATAACTGTTGACTTCTCTTCTGATTTTATAGAAGCTGAAATAGGTCAAACAGTATATTTTAAATTTTTAACCTTCTGGGGATCTTATCATCATCAGTATTTAGAAAATGCTGGAGCTTTGTCTTATACAATTTTAGGTAGAGGAAAAAGACCTTTACCTGTATCACTTATGAGGATCAATAGCAGAGAAGGAAAAGACACTTATAAAACTGATGATATAAGAGTTGATTGGTATTTCTGTAGTAAAACTTCTGGATTTGGCAGAGGAGGATATGGTAATGCTTTGTGGGGATCTTATCTTAAAGATCCTAATTTAAGTTACTTAAAAATTGAATTAGAAGAGGAGGATGAAACTTTAATTTCAGAAGAAGTTTTTGATCTTGCTTCGTATGATGAGCCTGTTTTCTACAATATATTGGAAGCTGATAGAGAAGGAAATAATCCTGTAAGGATAAAACTAACTCCATCAAGTAATTTGATGGGACTTGAAACAAGAAGTTTATTAGTGGAGAAAATATAATGACAACTACTTATACAGATAATTTAGAATTACCATTACTCAGTACAGGTTCCAGTAATTGGGATGCGGTTATAAATGCCATGATAGAAACTATTGACACAGAATTAAGTAGAGAAGTTGCAACCTATGGTGAAGAGGTGCAAGTCTATGATGGATACGTTCAAAAAATAAGAGTGAAAAATTAGAAAGGGAAAATGATGTCAGGTAGATTAGAAGAAAATTGTTTAGTTAGATTAGGATCTGCGACTGTTGATCTTGCTGCTGTTGCTGGTACGGAAGTGATTCTTTATACGGTTCCTACTGGTAAGAAGGCTGTTCCTGTTTTAACTGTTGCAAGAGACTTTGATGAAGCAGTTGATGAAGCAGTAGTAACACTTGGGATAACAGGTGGTGATTGTGATGAGTTTTTAGGCGATCAAACTTTAACAGTTATTGGAGCCAGTTATGCAGATGAAGCTTTAATTCTTCAACCAATTCCTAATGCAACTCCTGTTGCTGCTTTACTTTTAGATGCAGCTGAATCTTTTGGTTGTGAAATAACAACGGCAGAAACAACTGGGACTGCAACTTGTATAATGGATGTTTTTGGATATGAATTTGATGCATAAATGTGAAGTTCAAAAAGAGAATGAAGACCTTAAAATTAAAAATGCAAATTTGAAAATAAAAATATCAAATTTGCAGGATAAGATTAAAGAATTGATGAAGTACCTTGGAAAGGATACAGAACAAAATGAGCCTGAATCGGGAAGAAGTATTCATAGTAGGAGGGGGCCACAGCCTTCATAATTTTAACTTCGAGAAATTAAGGAACAAAGAAACTATTGCTGTAAACATGGCAGCATTAGATGTTCCAGATCCGACTTACTGTATAACAGCAGACTCGGGTATTTTTCGCAAACTTCAAAAAGGAACTTTTAAAGAAGTGGACTCAACTTGGGTATTGGTATCTAATCCCAACCATGCTTCGATGAAATGGAAGCAAGGAAAATTTATACACAATTCCGGTTTTGTTTACAATTTTTTTGTTCCTAATATGGTGATTCGAAATAGTGGAACTGATGGTATTGGATTTTCTTTTAATGATTTCAGGACGGGATACAACAGCGGCTTCTGTGCATTTCAGTTAGCGGTGCTTTTAGGTTATAAGAAAATTTACCTTTTAGGATTTGATTTAGTTGCCGAGATGGGAGAAACACACTATCACGATAGGTATAAAAATAGAAAGATAAGTAATGATACTTTAAACAAATTTTGTAGTAACTTTGTATATGCTTTAAAAATTATTAGAGAAAAAACTGATATTGAAGTATTTTCTTGTTCTGCAATAAGTAAGTTAAACAAACACATTCCATACAAGTCTTTTGATAAGGTTACTACTCCAGAGAAAGAAACTCCTTGCTTATTCCCTATGAATGAGATTGATGAATCACCAAAAAAATTGTCTATACTAATCTGCTCTATAAAAGGAAGGGAACGATCTTTAGATATTCTTTTGCAGACTTTAAGAAAACAAAAAACAAATGATGTTGAGATTTTAGTAGAAGTTGACAACAAAAGAATTACGACTGGAGAAAAGAGAAATATTTTACTAAAGAAAGCAAAAGGAGATTATATTGCTTTTATTGATGATGATGATATGGTATCGGAAGATTATATATCTAAGATATTAAAAGCAATTGAAAGCAAACCAGATTGTTGTAGTATAGAAGGAACAGTTCGATTTAAAAGAAAAGGTACTCAAAAAAGATTTCTACATTCGATGCAGTTTAAATCCTGGTTTACTGCAAATGATATTTATTACAGATGTCCAAACCATATATCACCAGTTAAAAGAGAATTGGCTTTAAAGACAGGGTTTCCAAACATATCAGTAGAAGAAGACAAAGCATTTTCTTTAAAATTGTTGCCTCTATTAAAAACGGAAGAGGTCATAAAAGGTCCTATTTATTTTTATATAACAGGATAAAATATGAAAATTCTATTTAAGTATCCTACATTCAGAAGACCAGAATGGTTTAAAAAAACTTTGGAAAAGTATTATGAATTTTTAAGCGATAAAGTGGATTATGAATTTCTGATAACTTTGAATTCTGATGATGAGACTATGAATAATTTTCGTATGAGAATGTTTCTGAATGATCAACCAAACCTTTCTTATCATTTTGGATATTATAAAAACAAGATTGAAGCAATCAATGCCGGTATGAATAATGTCACAGATTATGATATTCTATTTCTAATTTCAGATGATATGATTCCTGTTATGCCTGGATTCGATCTTATCGTGGCAGAGAAAATGCAGAATCATTTTCCTAATATGGATGGAGCTTTGCACTTTGATGATGATTGTTGTGGAAAGGATAAGACTATAACACTATCCATTATGGGTAAGAAACTATATGAGCATTTTGGATATATTTATCATCCTGATTATAAAAGTTTTTACTGTGATAATGAATTTACAGATGAAGTTTACAGATTAAAAAAAGCAGTGTTTCTCCCAACCGTAGTAGTTAAGCATGATTGGAAAGGCTGGGGTAAGAATCGTGATGAAGTTTATAAACGAAACACTTCATTAGGCAAAGGAGATCAAGCTGTTTATAACAGAAGAAAGAAAAATGGATTCCCTAAATAACTTTGGAAAGGTAAATGATGTATAGTCAAAGAGATGAAGAAAAATTTATATTAAGATTTTTTCGAGAAGTTAAAGGCAGGTTTTTGGATATAGGTGCTTATGATGGCAAATGTTTTAGCACTACTCATGCTCTGGCTTTAAAAGGATGGTCAGGTGTTTGTGTAGAACCTTCTCCTTCTGTACTACCCGCTTTAAAGAATCTATACAAAGATAATCCTGCAATTGAAATCTGGCCAATAGCCATAAGTGAAGTGTCTGGCAAAAGAAAATTTTATGATTCTGGTGGTGATGCTATATCTTCTTTCGATGAGGATCATGTGAAATTATGGAAAGACAAAGGAGCTAAAAACTTCACAGAAATTGAGGTAGTTTCTCAGACTATACAAGAATTTTTTGATTATATTGTTAGTCCTCCTTTTGATTTTATCAACATAGATGCAGAGGGTTTGAGTTTATATATACTTAAAAATTTACCTTATTCTTTACTTGATAAAACTAAGATGATATGTGTGGAATTTGATCATAAAGAAAAAGAAGTGAATGAAATACTACATCAGTATGGCTTCAACCTTTTACATAGAACAGCAGAGAATTTAATATTAGTGAGATAATTATGAGTAGAGGTTTATTGTATATTGTTTTTGGTAAAAAATGTGATGAGATGGCTTCTCATACAGTAGCCTATTCCCGACAGTTTACAGACTTGCCTATTTGCATTGTAACTAATATCAAAAATAGAAATGAGAAATGGAAAGAGATTTCGAATGTGTCTTTTGTAAAGATAAATGATAAGTTAGAAAACAACAGAGATTATAAAACTCAGATGAATAAGTACACACCATTTGATGAAACTATATATATAGATTGTGATTCAGTCATACAAAGAAAAGGAATAGAAGATATATTTGATACTGCTTCAGCAGAGACAGATTTAATTCTTAATTGTTATTTGAAATGGGAAGTTGGAGATAAAGTCATAAGACTATACAAGAAAGCCATGATAATAGCAGGAGTTAATTTGCCTTTGAACATTTATAATGGTGCTTTTATATATTTTAAAAAGAATATAAGAGTGGACAATTTCTTTTCTACTTGGAATCAACTTTGGAAAAGTACAGGAGGAGGTAGAGAAATGCCTGCATTATCTTGCTCGATTAAAAAGAGTGATATTAATACAGGAGTTTTAAAAAAGGGAGTATTCTCACCAGATGTTTTTATTGAAGATAGTGTAGTTCAACATAATTATGGTCCAGATTTCTTTGATAAATATAGCATTCCTAAAATTCGTTTGTTTAAAAATTTTGATGGCGATGTTACTGATTGGAATTGGGTAGAACTATGAAAAAATTATGTATAGTAAATTATATCACAAGGAATACTTGGCATCCTCATGGACAAGAAAGATTAAAAGAAAGTTTAAAGCGTGCAAACTTTGATGGCACTTTAATGCTTTTTGATAATACAAATTTACAATGCACTCCTCATTCACAAACGCCTTATGCATTTAAATTTCATGCATTAAATGAGGCTGTAAAATTAGGACATAAACAAGTCCTTTGGGTAGATGCTTCCTTTTGGGCTATTCGAAATCTTGATGGTTTACTGGATAAAATTTGTGAAGAAGGAGTGCTGTTTCAAAATTCTGGTTATCCTTTAGGGCAATGGACTTCTGATGATTGTTTAAAAAGAATGAATATGGATAGAGAAGAATCTTTTAAACATCTTATATACTCAGGCGGTTTTGTTGGTTACGATTTAACTCAAGAAAAATCACTATCTTTCTTTAACCAAATGTTTTCATATGCTAAAGAAGGGTACTGTTTCAGAGGAGCATGGCGAAATAGAAAAAATGAAGTATCTCATGATAAAAGGGTTTCAGGTCATAGACATGATATGAGTGTGGGAAGTATTCTGGCTTCTCGTATGTCAATTCCTATATATCCAAACAACACTTTCTTTGCTTACTATGCATGGTATCAAAAATATAAAACAGAAATGGATTTAAGCAAAGTATATTTTATCTGTGAAGGTGGACCAAGAAAACTTCCATTAAAAGGATTATTATCATAGAACAAAAAATTATAATAAAGTCATTTAATGGTATAGGAGACTTGCTTTTTGCTACTCCATCTTTTCGTGTTATCAAGAAGGCTTATCCAAAAGCTTATCTTGTTGTAAATAGTAATAGATGGTCATTACTTGAAAACAATCCATACATAGATAGGATAGGACATAAAAATGAAGGAGTGTTTTTAAAGTATCCTGCACCTGATGGAGGAATATATCCTTACCAACATCATATTCTTTCAGACTGGGAAATTATATGCAGTGCTTATAGTCTTAAAACTGAAAAACCAAATCTCGTACCAGAATTATATTTAAAGAACATGTCAGTTAAACGTAATGTTATAGGAGTACAAGTAAGACATAAAAGAAATTACTATAATAAAAGAGTGTGGCCTTATTTTGAAGAGCTTGCTAAATTGCCAGGATTTGAACCAATTCCCAATATAACAAAGGGAGATAAAATGCAAGAATTGGTTAAGCAAGTTTCATCTTACAAAAGTGTAGTTTGTCCAGAAGGAGGTATTTCTCATATAGCAGCAGCATTAAATATGCCTGCAGTTGTTTTAATGGGAGGATTTACTGATCCTATATGGACAGGTTATAATTTTCACGTGAATATCACAAGTGACGTACCATGTAAACATTGTTTTAATTTATCACCTTGCAGAAAGGATTTCATATGTTGGAAAGAAGTATCTGTAAAATATGTGGCAGAGGTTGCTCAGGTCTACAAAAATCTCAGTGCTTAAGTGAGCCTAAACTTAATTTGGGTAGTGGAGTAATGCTGTTGCAAAATCATATAAATTTTGATAGGCACTTTATTAAAGACAATAATTTACAAACTGATATTATAGGTCAGATAGAAGATATAGAAAAGATATTCAAATCAGATACTTTTATGGGTATTATTTGTTATCATGTGTTGGAGCATTTTTATCCTGAAGATGGAAGGGAATTACTTCATAAATGTTATCGGCTTTTAAAACCTGGAGGTGTATTAGCAATAGAATGTCCAGACATTTCTAAGATAGTATATTTAGCAGCAAACAAACTTAATGATTTTAAAAACATAGAAAATACTATTAATGAAATATATGGAGATGCAAAACGCATATCCGAATATGGTGAAAGTTTCATGCACAAATGGGGTTGGACAAAAGATACTTGTATAGAGTATATGAAAAGGGCTGGCTTTAAAATAAAAATGTCGGGAGATGGCATCTCCCATAATCATATGGAAAGGGACTTTAGAGTAGAAGGGATAAAAGCATGAGATTTTTAATTACTGGAATTACAGGATTCGTTGGACCCCATTTAGCAAATCTTTTGATAAGAGAAAATCATCAGGTATTTGGTTTGATAAGAGGCAGTAATGGAAGACAATCTGATTTGTTGGATGTTATGTCTTCTGAAGATATTCAAAAAGTACAATGGTTATATGGAGACATTACTGAATATCATTCCTTAGAAAAAATATTCAAGACACAACAATTCAATGGAGTATTTCATCTGGCTGCTCAAAGTCATCCTCCAACAAGTTTTCTTAATCCTATTCTTACTTATAATACTAATGTAATGGGAACTGTGAATTTAATTTTTTTAATTCAAGAGTATCAATCTGCTTGTAGACTTCACTTCTGCTCTACATCTGAAGTATATGGAGATGATTGTAAAGAGAAAGGTGAACTGTTTGAAGATATGGATCTGCATCCTATTAATCCATATGCAGCAAGTAAAGCCGCTATTGATTTATATGTACAGGAACGTATAAGAAATGGATTCATAGATGGGTTTATTACAAGAGCCTTTTCTCATACTGGACCAAGAAGAGGATCCAATTTTTCCATATCTTCTGATGCTTATCAAATAGCAGAAATGAAAAAAGGATTGCAAGATTATATTTTATTGATAGGTAATTTAAAAACCAAACGTGTTGTAATGGATGTTAGAGATTGTGTGTCTGCTTACTATAAGCTTATGATGAAAAAATCTACTGGAGTTTTTAATGTGTGTGGGAATGACGTTTATCCTATGCAGCACTTTACTGATTTATTAATACAAGCTTCTGGATTGAAAGGAATAACACAGAGAATTCATAAACCCTATTATCGACCTATTGATATTCAAATTCAAATTGGTAATACTGAAAAACTGAGAAAGGAAATAAATTGGACTCCAACAATAACAATCGAGAAAACAATGACAGATTTGCTGGACTATTGGCTGAAAAAGATAGGATAAACACTTTCATTGTAGTAGGCTATTATACCCTCAATACTTTATATGAAGATCAAGCTACGAAGTTTATTGCTTCTTTAAAAAAGTATGATATTCCTCATCATGTAGAAGCAATCGAAAGTTTAGGATGTTGGTATTCAAATACTGGATATAAACCAACTTTTTTAAAGAAGATGTTAGAGAAGTTTCCTGATACAAATATTGTGTATGTCGATTGCGATGCAGAGTTTTTTGCTTATCCTGTATTGTTTGAAAATTTAAATTGTAATGTAGGTGTTCATTACTTTGATCGTTCACTTCATAACAAAAGATTTTCTAAAAGCAATAAGATAATAAACAAGTATGAGGTTTTAAGTGGGACGATCTTCTTACAGAACAATAAAAAAGTTTATGATCTTATTAAAAGATGGGAGCATAGATGTCAGGTACGTCCTTATGTTTGGGATCAAAAATCATTAGCAGATGTTTTACAAGGAGAATTTTATAATCTACCTGCAGAGTATTGTGCTATTTTTGATATGATGGATCATATTGAAAATCCTGTGATTGTGCATTATCAAGCTTCAAGAAAAGTAAGGGAAAATAAAGGCAAATTAAAAATGAAGAAACCAAGGTAGGTATTATGGAAGTGCCCCGAGTCCTTTCCAAAAGCTTTTGCCGGCTCAAAACTTCGGGGTACTTCCTTTTAATCTCATTATCATTTCTTGTGCTATTTTATATTTAGGTTTGTCTTCTTTAATTTCTTTTTCCCATTCTTGTAGAAAACAACTTCCTATGTTTGTTCCTAACCATTGAATTACAGTAGCAGCAACAAATGCATCACGTTGAGATATAGGATCAACATAATCATTAAAGTTAGATTGATTCAAAAGTAATTCTAAATAACCACATCCTCTATTAAGTCCGTATACATTTTTATTTTCTTTTTCCCATTTCTCTGCATATACTACTTCAGCGGGATTCCAAATATTTCTACGTTGAGGATTATTACCAATATGTTTAATCATGATCATTCCATTCATAAGTAAAACCGCAGAAAGTTACGAAATTGGTTGGATAGTGTTTACATCCTCCATCAAATTTCGAAGCACCTATATATATTCCTATTAATTCAAAGTTATTAATTTTTAATAATATGAACCAATATCTCTTTTGTGATTTGATTATTCCAAAATTTAAAAGTTCGAAAATCATAATTTAATAACCTTTCATTGTTTGTTTCCCATGATCATTAGTACCAATTGCAATGCCTCTTCTCTTGTAAATCCAACAAGGA